ATGCTTGAAGTGGGTTATGCACGTCGATGCTTCTTTGGTTACAGCAAAGCTACCAACAGTATGCTTAACGCCACACCAGAGGAAGTCTATACATTGCTCACAGATCAGGTTGCCAATCAGTATCTGGAAGTCATCTCTGATCGTCTGGAGAATCTGGCTGACATTATCAACCTCAATCGAAAGCTCATCATGAGCAAAGAAACGAGTTTGATCTTGATTGAGTATCGGCTGAAGTGTGAACGTGAAGCTGCTCTTTATCCAGAGCATGAGGAAGTCAAGAAAGCTGAAATCTCCCATCGCTACTTCAAAGCATTGAAGCTGGCCGGCGCTTATGCCTTCATTGACGACTCTACAGAGTTGACAACACAGCATCTCTACTATGCCATCAAGTTGGCTGAAGAGTCTGGTGCAGCCTTTAACAAGCTGCTTACCAGGGACCGTAACTATGTGAAGCTGGCTAAGTACATTGCCACTGTGAAGTCTGATATCACTCAGGCTGACATGGTGGATGACTTGCCCTTCTACCGTGGTGCAGCAGGACAGAAAGCAGAAATGCTTTCACTTGCTATTGCCTATGGTTACAAGAACAACATCATCATCAAGAAATCTTTCTCTGATGGTATCGAGTTCTTGCGTGGTGAAACTCTCAAGGAAACCAGCCTAGACAAGATGGTGTTGAGCTACAGCACCGACATTACCACGGACTATTCCAATGAAACTGCCCCGTTTGACAAGCTCTACAGGCTGACTCAAGCACCGGGAATGCATTGGGTAGCCCATCACCTCAATGGTGGCTATCGTAACGAAGAGAACTGCTTACCAGGCTTTAACCTGGCAGTGATTGACGTGGATGGTGGAGTCAATATCAGTACAGCAAAGATGTTACTCAAGAGCTATAAGTTCTTGCTATATACAACCAAGCGACATACTGATGACGAACATCGCTTTCGCATCATCTTCCCGATCAACTATGAGTTGGCATTAGATGCTAAGGACTACAAAGAGTTCATGAGCAATATCTATACCTGGCTTCCATTTGAGGTGGATACAGCAACCAACCAGCGTGCTCGTAAGTGGCTTTCTCATGAAGGACATTATGAATATAACGAAGGTGATGTATTGGATGCTCTGCCGTTCATTCCTAAAACCAGTAAGAATGAAGAACGTAAAAAGCTGATTGACTCACAACAGTCTATGGATAACTTAGAGCGTTGGTTAATAAACCAAGCACCAGAGGGCGGCAGAAACAATACTCTGTTGAAGTTTGCTTTGATATTGGTTGATGCAGGTTTTGACTTTGAAGGAGTACGTAGTCGTGTTGTTGCACTAAACAACAAGATGCCTGATAAATTAGACGAAGCAGAGATCATGACAACTGTAATGATCACAGCGATGAAAGCTATCGCTAAACGATAAGTGTGCCATCCGGCACTCTTTTGATAACCAACAAGGCAACAGGAATGTTGCCTTTTTACTTTAAGGTGAGCTATGACACTAAAAGAATTTTTGGCTGAACTAGCAGCCAATGCCAAAGCAGATATTGGTGAGGGTTTACTCTCCCGTAGCGATATTGAGCACTTATATGCAATCTTTGAGGACATGCGTGCTAAAGCTGCTGCAATATATTTACCTGTGTCTTTACATAAGTAAATACCCAATAAGAGTATGTGTAGTAACATACGTTTAATCTTATTGGAGGCATTTAATCATGAGTAGAGCATTTATTGATCGTACAGGACACAGGTATGGCAGGTTAACTGCCATGTCTTTCTTAGGCAAACCTATTGGAAAAACAAAAGCTGTTTGGATATGTCTCTGTGACTGCGGTATAACCACTACAGTCACTTCAAGCAACCTAGCCACACAACACACAGAATCTTGTGGGTGCCTGGTATCAGAGACATCAGCAGCTAAACGAATTTACGACAAAAAAGATGCAGCAGAGTATGCAGTTTGGAGATCAGTTAGACAACGTACAGGAAGCCACTCAGGGAAAAATCACAAGTGGTATGCAGGTGTCGATATGTCTGAAGAATGGCAAAATTCTTTTGCTGTATTTTTAGCTGACATGGGTAAAAAACCAAGCCCAAAGCATTCAATTGAAAGATTGGATTGTGTATTGGGATACTGTGCAAATAACTGTGTATGGGCTACCGCTGAAGATCAAGCCAATAATAGAAGTACTAACCATGTGCTGACATTTAATGGTAAATCACTAACCCTAGCCCAATGGGGAAAACGAACGGGCATCAAAGAACAAACCATACTAGCACGGATAGATCGCTATAAGTGGTCTATTGAGGATGCTTTAACAAAACCAACGAAAGGACATTAATGACACAACTAGTAAATGACAATCTGGTCTTACTGTGTGGTAAATCAGCCACAGGAAAATCTGCCTCTCTAATGGGGATTAATAAACCAGAAGGGGTAGCGTATGCAAATTGTGAGTCCGGTAAAAAGCTACCATTTAAAGCTCAATTTAAGCAGTTTGTAATCGTAGACCCATTACAAATTTATGAACTCTTTGAATGGGCCGAGACTCAGCCAGATATTCATACTATTGTTGTAGACAGTTTGACCTACCTGCTTGATATGTATGAAAGTGTTTACATCAATGGCTCTGCCAATGGAATGGTTGCATGGGGCCAATTTTCCCAGTACTTCAAAGTATTAATGCAAAAGTATGTAGCCCAGTCTACAAAAAATGTGATTTTTACTGCTCACACCTTAGACAATCTCAATGAATCTGAAATGGTAATGGAAACCAAAGTACCAGTTAAAGGTTCGTTGAAAAATAACGGATTGGAAAGCTACTTCACTGTAGTTATCTCATCTAAAAAAGTGCCCTTGAAGACTCTCAAGGATTACAAGTCAGACATGCTAACTATCACACCTGAAGAAGAGTCTCTTGGCTTCAAGTATGTATTTCAGTGTAAGTTGACTAAAGAGACTGTCAACGAACGTCTGCGTGGTCCACTTGGTTTATTTAGTACCAAGGAAACCTATATTGATAACAATATGCAACTCGTATTAGATAAGTTACGTGAATACTACGCGTAAAGTATCTACAATCCCTTTCCCAACCCCAACCAAAAGGACTATTTATGTCACTACTCGCTAACCTCACCTCAGATACTTCTATTGCAGACGAAAAAGATACCGTAGGTGGTAATGCACCTCTGGAATCTGGCCTGTACCCCATGACGGTTGTTATGGCCTACATTAATAAAGCTGCTAGTGGAGCACTGGGTATGGTTCTTACTTTGAAGACCGAAGCCAATCGTGAAGTACGTCAAACTCTGTGGATGAGTTCAGGCACTGCTAAAGGAGGCAAGAACTATTATGAGAAAGACGGTGAAAAGCATTATCTTCCTGGTTACTTGCAAGCCAATAGCCTGTGTCTCCTGGCTGCAGGTAAAGAAATCTCCACGATGGATACAGAAGTTAAGGTCATCAAGGTTTACTCCCCTGAAGCCAAAGCTGAAGTACCTACCAAGGTGGACGTTATTGTGGATCTGATTGGTAAAGAAATTATCACTGGTTTGATTAAACAAACTGTTGATAAAACCAAGAAAAATGATTCCACAGGTGTCTATGAAGCCACTGGTGAAACCAGGGATGAGAACGAAATTGATAAGTTCTTCCGTGCTGCTGACCGTATGACTACTGCTGAGATTCGTGCTCAAGCCGAAGAAGCCAGTTTCATCAATACTTGGGAAACCAAGTGGGCTGGTAAGACCAAGGAAAAAGCCAAAGGTGCTTCCGGTACTGCAGGTATTCCCAAGATGGGTGGTATGACAGGTTCAGTTGCTGCTAAAAAACCAACAGCTAGTTTGTTTGGTTAATATTTAGTGCCATAATCACTTTACTAGATTCCTCTAGTTACTCTGAAAGGAAGGTGATCCATGGCTACTAAATCTAAAGGCAAGGGCGGCGGCGGCAAGAAGTGCTGATCTGACCCGCTTTATTTAAGATGCCCCAGTAATGGGGCATTTTCATTTAAGGAACTGAATGAATAACATAACCTCACCCCGTATTGATGATCAAGGTATTGAACATCTTATTCAAGCCAAAGGTAAGAAAGCACCTAGAGTTACACCAGCTAATGTAGAAGATAGTGTGGTCGCATGCTATTTCTTTACTGCAGCCGATGGTGTCAAAGGTGAAGAAACCAGGTGCAATAGGCCAACATGTCAAATAGAACCAGCATTGAATGTTCTTACATTCTGTGTTCTGGTATTGCGTAATGGCTTCACTGTTACTGGTGAATCAGCTTGTGCAAGTGTTGAAAACTTTGACGAAGAGATTGGAAAGAATGTTGCCAAAGGCAACGCTATGAACAAGATCTGGCCTTTGCTTGGCTATGCTTTGAAAGAGAGTTTGATGTGAGTACCACGACACAAGACGACAACAGAAGCTTTGAGATCAAAGATCTCAATCAATTTGTCAAGTTGCTATTTCGATGGCATTCCACCAAAGTCAAGGTTGTTGAGCACATGATGGAAATTCCAGACACTGCTGAAGTCACCGTCAATGATGGTGAAGTCATCCGAGTCAATGGAGACTTTCGTAAAGGCTTTCAACTGGGAATCACCATTGCTCTATCAGAGCTAGGTGCATTGCCATTTGTTGCTGAACTGGAAGAAGCTGAAACCGCTGTCAAACATTAAGGGACTGTATGCTTATCAAAGTAGTCGGGTTGGATCCTAGTCTTCGTAATTGGGGAACCTCAAGTGGTGTGTATGACACACACTTAAAGAAGTTAACCATACATCAGCTAGGAGTCATCAATCCAGAACTACCTACTGGTAAGCAAGTCAGACAAAACAGTCTGGATCTGGAAGTTGCCAAGCAACTCTGTGAGGGCACATTACAGGCTGTAAAGGGCGCTCAGGCGATCTTTGTAGAAGTTCCTGTAGGTAGTCAGTCAGCCCGTGC